ACTAGCCGTACCGTAGGCAGGAGCGGGGGAGTTGGCCATGCTTCGGTCTATCTGTGCAAGCAACTCCTGAGGACTAGGCGGGGACGACACCTCGCCCCCCTTGGCTTTGGTAATTACAGGGTTGGTCGGGTCAAAGGTGCCTACATTGCCTATGGCCGACTTGATCTGGGAAGGATCAAACGCAACCCAGTTGTCAGAAGAAAATTCAGCAGCTTTCGTCAAGCTATTTGGGCTTGATCTAATAACAAGCCCATCATGGCCCTCTGCTTTAGCGCTTTCAATAAACCTCTGCACCGCCTCCGCAGCGTCTTTTTTCTTCATGCGTTGAAGGCCCATTGCTTGAAACATAAAATCAGTTGACGACATCTCAACAGGGTTTTTTATAGAAAGGTGGAGCGGCATAATATTTGCGCCCTCCTCATATGACCCCTTTGAGGCTCGATAGTTGGGATAAGTAATAAAATCCTCAGTGCTTGCCGGGTCTGCTGCTGTAAAAAATCCAATTTTTGAAGTTGGATCTTTTGTATTTCGGCCTAACTTTAGTAACGAAAACACATCAAAGTCTGATTTTGTTGAGTGATAAACAACGGGCGGCGCAACACTGCCTTCAAGAAACTTAGCAAGGTTTGCAACACTCTCTGTCGGAGGTAGTACGTCTACGCCAGCTTTTGGCGTTTTAACCTTTGGCTTGACCGCTTTTGGCGTCTTATCTTGCAGCTTGATCGCTATACCGCTGGTGGTCGGAGCCTTGGCCGTCAACGCAGCAAGGTCGTCGGCGGCCTTCGACGCCTTACCCGCAGTCCTTGCGGCTTTAACCGCCCCGCCGACCACCGGGATCATGCTTGCCGCACTGAGCACCATACCGAGGTTATCGCTGTCGCGCCTTGCTCGTTCAAAGTCCCTAGCGCCTTGTGCAGTTCCAACAACAGGGACAAAGCCCATGCCAATGTCCACCGCCGTCTCGCCAAGGGTCATGTCCTGCGGGGCATCCAGAGAAGCAAAGCGTTCCAGCCGCTCAAGCATCGTGCGGCTCTCAGTCTGCGGCTCTTCTGCTCTCTGCGCAGCCAGCTGGGACGCTCTGGCCATACGTGGCGACGGGGCTGTGGCCAGACCCCCCTCAGCAAACTCTTGCTCCTGTTGCTGAGGGTTCACCACGGAAGCCTTGCCTGACTCGATCAAGTCCAGAATGGCGCGAAGCTGCTCCTCCTCACTCATGCCGGAAAGGCCAATCTCTCGGCCAAGCGCGTCGTTCCCCAAGTCCATGCGGATGTGCTCTTTCGGCTGCGCCTCCAGAATACCCAGCCCATACTCGTTGATCAGGCTCAGTGCCTTGGCGGCCGGCTGCCCAAAGCGCTGAACTGCCTGCGCTTGAAACAGCATGTGCCGCAGCGCGTCCGACTCCCCACCGTACTGCTTGCTGTCAGGGAAGTGCTCGAGCGATATCCGCGTCGCGTCCTTCTCCATCTGCGACAAGGGGGTGAGGTTCACCGCAATGTCTCTCAAGGCCCGCGCGCCACGGCCCACCTTTTGCGAGATCAGGCCCACGGTCCCCTGCTCTTGCGAGTAGGAGTCATCGGCGCCAAGGGTTTCTCCCTCAGCGCCCTCCGACTTTTTTAGGCGATCAAGAAGCTCCCGCGCTCTCACGTCCCCACCGTCAGCGAAACCCAAGAACATCTGGGGCTGCATCGTCTGGCCTTCAGCCACCCGAGGGGTGCTCCCTTCATAGTAATCGGGAAAGGTGGGGGCAGGGATTTGGTCGGTACCGCGGTTCGCGGACCATGCTTGGAAGTCTTGATTGAACTTGCCGCTGTCAAACATCCCCGTCGGGTTGGTGTACTCGCCGCTACGCAGACGCGCCTGCCAGTCGTAGACGTCCATCCCGCGGGCAGGAATGTTTGCTGAGGAGAAAGCGCTTCGCAGCGCGCGGTCCTGCTCTTGGCGGGACTGGGTGTACAGCTGTGAGGCAGAGGCAGTGGGGGCGACGTCAAGAAGCTGCCGCGGACGGCTGGTCACCACCGGCGGCGTCCAACTCATGCCAGCGCCAGTGGCAGGCCTAAGGGACGCCGCGGGGGTGTACATGTACTGCCCCGTCACTGGGCTGACAGTGCGGGGAGGGCTGTTACGAAACGCAGTGTCCAGCGCAGGCTGCCCCGCCGCGTAGATATCAGGCTGTGAAGGCAGGGGCTGGTACACCTGAACCGGAGTGTACGGCACGGGGGCCGGGAAGGGCACGGGGGCCGGGGAGACAGGGGTTACCGGAGGCTTGGCCACAGGGGCAGTGAAAGGCTTGAACAGGACAGTGGGGTCCACGCCGGCAGCACGGATGTCAGAAAAGCCCCAGCCCTGCTGCGAGGCTACCTGCTGCAGCTGCCGACGCTCGTCGTCGGTCATGCCCTCGTTCTGCAGGCCTCGAACAAACTGCGCAGACTGTGAGTACACGTTCTGAGCTCCGCGGGAGGCAAGCTCCCCCGCCACAGAGGGGTTCTGCGCCAAGGTGTTCGTCAGAGCAGTGCGCGTCAGGTTGTTTATCGCCTTCTGCTCCGCATCCGTCTCAACAGACAGGGCCTTATCAATGGTCGCCTGCGACACGCCTGCATCCAAGAGGTCCTTGATGCCAATGCCCGATTGAACCATGGCGTCATAGGCTTCAGCAGCAGTTGCCGGGTTCGCTCTGGCCATGTACGCATCGGCAGAGGCCTTCACCTGAGCCAGCCACGCTGCCTCGTTGCCACTCTCAAGAGCACGCTGGCGACCAACGGATTCTCCCGGGGTCCACGCTTCCCCGCCCTCGGCCATCCGGACAGGCAAGCCTGCAAGCATTTGTCGTGCATTATTAGCCACAGTGCCTACCTCCACAAAAAGTCAGTGCTTCATTCTACCCCCTAATAATACTCCTCCACAACCGACTCGTCTGCCGGATCGTCCTGCTCATCAGTCTCCAAAGCAATAAAATTCCCCGCCCGGAACCTCAACAACGCCTGCGTCGTCGAATCCACTTGGTCGTCATTGTCCCCGTTGGGAAACGCCGCACACTCCTCAATCAACTCGTCCGCCCACTCCGTCTTGGGGGCCCACACCATCCCCGCTTCAAACATCGTCGCCACGGCATTCGCCCTCGATACCTTGTCCTGCCCCGCCCGGCGTCCCCCGGGACTGTACATCGTCACCGGGATCCCCATCCGACGCATCTCCTGCTGCAGCACCGTGCCCGTAGCCTTGGCCTCAATCAACACATTGTCAGGGTTCCAGTACCGGTACTCCTCCTTCGCAATGCGCTTCAATTCAGGAAAGTCCCACCGCCCACGGCACACGGCCAACAAGATCAAATTGGGACCCGAGTCCGCGTCAGGGTAAAACACCCCCCACGTCGTAATCACAGAATAGTCTGCCGTCTCCTTCTTGGAGTACGCCGTGTCATAGGACTGAATGATGTACTCCACGGACGGCGGCTCGTCGTCCAACCAGCGCTGCCACCACTCCCGCTTCAAAATTGCCCCGTCCTCTGCCGTCGGCGTCTGCTGCCATTGCGCATTCCACTTGCGAACGCCAATGGCCGTGCGCACCTTCTCCAGCTCCGCCAACTTCCAGAAGCCCGGCCACAAAGGATTGCCAGAGGGCAGAATGGCAGGGAACTCCAACACCTCCCACTCGTCCGACCTCGGCTTTCCCTGCATCTTGAGCAACCGACCCGTCAAGTCATCCGTGCGCCACCGAGTGTTGATCACAATGATCGCCCCGTTTGGCTGCAAACGCTGGCGCGGTCCAGAGGTGTACCACTCAAACGTGTTGTCCATCGCCGTGTCCGACATCGCATCCTGCTCATCCAAGATGTCATCCAGAATCACAATGTCCCCGCCGCGGCCCGTCATCGCACCACCCTTGCCAATGAAAAACGCCTCGCCCCCCGCACTGGTATCCCAACGGCCCGCGGCCTTGGAGTCAGCAGACAACTTCAACTCCGGGAATATCTCTCGATACCGCTCCTCAGAAACAAGGTTTCGAATCATCCGTCCAAAACGCTGTGCCAGTTCTGCCGTGTGCGACCCCACAATGAGCTTGGACCGCGGCAAACGGCCCATGATGTACGCCGGGAACAGATAACTGCCCATCTGACTCTTCCCGTGCCGCGGAGGCATGGCAATCATCAAACGCTTACATTGACCAGAAACAACCCGGTCAAGCTTCTCCGCAATCAGCTTGTGGTGCTCCCCCACCAGCATCTCCGGCCACACGTACTGACAGAACGCCAAGAAGTTGTCCTTCGCCTTGTCCTGCGCCTCCAGTTGCATCATCCGAAGCTCAAGCTTCTTGCGGTGGGAATCGACGTCAAACTGCGGCTTGCTTGTGCTACTCATGCTTTCTCCATTTCTGTTTCAGAATTTTATATATACCCCCACCCCTTCGATTTTGCAAACAAAGGGGGGCCTTTACAGGAAGGTCCCCCTGAGCCGCTTTTGCATGGGCAAAACGGCCGGGATGTTTCACGTGGAACGTCGGGTATATATAACCATTTGGAATATGACCTATAACCAAGAGTTATAAGGCTTTCAGCGCGTCTTATAACCAAAAGTTATATGCATATTCCTATTTGACGAATCCATTATACACCGGGCGGACTTGGCACGGTTATTGGCGCGCGGCCCGGGGCTCCCGGAAAGGGGGTCTAAAAAGCGTTTTACTGATCCATGTATGTACAAAATCGGGCTCAAGCCACCGCTGCGCTAGGGCGGGCCGATTTGGCGGGATGGCATCGCGGGCAGGCAGGTGCCCGGCTGGACCGGGTGCCTAGGGACCCGCTGCCCGGCTCGCGGCCGGCGGCCCGGCTCGCGGCCGGCGGTCCGGGTCGCTACTTCCGGTAATCGTAATTACCGGAAATAATGATCTCAATAAAATCAATGGCTTACGCTTCCCGGACCGTGATCAATAGAGCGGGGCTATTAGACGGGGGCAAAAGAGGGCCGGGGCATGGCGCGCGGCTCGCGATCCGGGCATGCCGGCGGGCGGCCGGCGGGACGTGGCGAGCGGGTCGGGGCACGCGGCGCGCGGCTCCCGGACGTATAATACCTGGGGAGATATTCACGGGCCGGGCGGCCGGGCCGGCGGAGCAAGTTCGAAAAAAAGCCCGGCGGGTGCCGGGCTCGGGTCGGGTCGGGCTCGGGCTGGCGGCTACTGAGCGAAGCCTGCAATCAATGCCTCCATCGCTTCTGGCGTGTCCTCAATCTTAGCAATCAAAAGCTTGCTGTGTGTGTGCTTGTGACAGCAGGCCTCTTCCATCGCTTCCCGGCGGCTATAGAACCCATTGATAGCCTCGCGCTCGCCTGTCTCGCGCCAGATACCCGTGACCACGTAATAGGCGGGCACCTTGGCGGCCTCACGTGCCGGACCAAAAAAGGCCCTCGTGGCCTGATCTAGGGCTATTGCTTCAAGTCTCACCTGTTCTTCGGGCTTGGTCATACTGCTTTCTCCTGTATGGGCCGTGCCGGGCGGCCAATGAAAACCGGCAGGCGGCCAGTGTACTGCAGCGGGCAGGCAAAAAAAAGCCCGGCGGGTGCCGGGCTCGGGTCGGGCGGGAGGTCCTGCTTTAGACGAGGTCCAGCATGGAGCCCGCAATGGTTTCCAGTTCAACGCGCTCAGCAGTGTAAGGCACTTCTCTGGCGTAGGCGGTCGCGGCCGTGACAGCATCCCACAGAGTCTCCACTGGGCGTCCCTCTTCTAGCATATGGGCGTGTTGCATTCTGACAGCAACACGGGGGCCAAACCGTTTGGCAAGGAAGTCATCCACCTTATTATCTAGGCGGGCTTCCTGCGCTGCTTTAAGAGCAATCTGGATGCCGGCGGCGCTGCTATTCGCATATTCAATCAGGGCAGGTTGCACTTGCTCAATGAACCGGTCCGGCGCGCCGGCGGTATGGCGGATGCTGATGTCCTGCACGTGCTCGGCGCCCCAGACGATCCGGTTACGACATACAAAGTCAAAAAGGAAGGTTTTCACCTTGAGCGCGCCCGCGCCGACCTCCGAATTAGTGACAAAAAAACCGCGCGCCAGTGTACCGGCCTCGCCGTTGCGGCGGTTCGGAAGCTCGATGCGGTTCTCTTCATCTGCAAGGAATACAAACATGTCGCGATCGGATGCGTACAGAGTCGTATTCTGCTTTGTCACTGGCACCTGCTGCCCGAACTCGCCCGGCACGCGGAAAGCACCCGTGCGGCCGTCTCCGAACTTATCCATCAGCGCGCGGATAACCTCACTGTTCCATACGCGGCCGTATCTGGGGCCAGTGGCGGCGCGCAATTCTCCGCTCGTGGCTCCCGGCTCCCGGGAGATCAGCACGCCCACGTCTTCGACGTCTCTATTGACGTGGAGTCCATAGTTGATGCAATCGGCAGCCATTGGCGCCGGCAGTGTTCGAAGGTACCCGGCTGGCGCGGTCGCTAACGTGGCCAGTTGCCCGAAGGCAAAATGGCTCGGGGAGTAGCCGTGCCCGTTGGGGCCTTCAATCAGGAGCCCCCTGTTATCAGCTGTCGGTACGGCCTGCAGGCGCCGACTTGATACGACCACCGAACGGCTATTGATGCGGCTCTTTTCCGTCATGGCCAGCATTTCCGGGAGCGACAGAAAACGCTCTTCCTCCGGACGGGTGGACCATTGGCGGTTCGCTTCCATCAGATTGTTTGACATGCTGCTTTCTCCTGTATCGGTTTTGTTGGCCGGCTCCGGTATCCGGCCGGAAGATGGTTCCGGAGGCGCCACTATAAAGCGGCGCGCTTTGTGGTGCAACTAATTTTCCAGAAAGTAAAGAGGCGCCCGGGGGCGCCTCTGCTATTGCCGGCCGGGTACTAGTTCCGCACCTTTGCATGTTCCACTATAACGGCCTCGCCCCCGTGCTGATAGCAAACGAGGCACTCTATACACTTCTGCCCCGTGCAATTAGCCGGCCCGGTGTATGAGGCCGGTACGTTATTAAAAACGCGGTCGAACCCTTTCGGGGGCTTTTGCATGATCAGATCAAGCGAAGGATTGCTGTAAATCAATACCACGTTATCCGGCCGGACCTGCCCCAACCGAACCAATGCCCTGCGTTTTGTCCAGAGGGCAAACGTGGTTTTTGGATTGTGCCGGGCAATGGCGTAAAGGTTTCGCAAGTGCACGGGATTGATTAGCTCCCCGTGCCCGTGGAATCTGAAAATAGCCGCGTTAATTGTAGGCAATTCCTCCGGCGTAAGGTCCCGGGCAGAAAGTAGCACGCTATTGTGCTCGAAGGATGGGACACAATTCTTACGGCTCCCGGACAGCATCGCGGCCGAATAGCACGCGGCGCAAATGCTATCCGAGTTCCGCATGGCGGAACAAAAGTTATTGCTCAGGGTATTGGTATTTATGGCCTGAATGCCTAACAACTTCCCTGTCATGGTGCTGACGTGAACGCCTGCGCGCTTTTTATCTGTCGCAATTAGCATTATTGCTTTCTCCGCTGTATTTAAAATTAAAAAGCCCGAGCCCGATATTATTCGGGCCCGGGCTTGTATGTCAACTATCCGAAAAGAAAGCCGAAAAGGATAAAGCGCAGCAATCGGAAAAGTTCGCGGCGCCGCTCCTTTCTATCATGATCCGGCGGGCGCGCCGGAAAAGGCCTAATCGGAATAATCCTGGACCCTCTGCGGCCCCTCATGACTCACTATCATCGGCGCCCGTTGCAGCCATAACTGCTGTCGCAAACGCTTCGTGCTCGTCGGCCCGTTGCTTGTTAATGCGAGCGCGCACTTCCGGCGGCAGACGATTAAAGGCCTCGTCCTCCCTCCTGACAATCGCCATCTGTATTGCGGCCTGCTCCGCTTCCCACGTTGCAATCTCATCTATCTTCATTGCTCAGTCTCCACAATCGCACAATCCTCAAACAAGCAGCCTAGCCGGATGGTCGCAGTGAGAGCCGTGCCCTCAATAACCGTTGTGTGTCTCGGATTTTCCTGCCAGAAGGCATGGTCGGGACAGTCTGCTTTAGTAATCATTAAAATGCCAAGCTCTTTTCGACGCCCCCTGTCTAGCGGGAGACTTGTTTTCCTCCACTTGCCGGACCCCTCTTGAAATGCGCTTAAAGGCATAGGTCCACGGGACAGGAGGGTGATAGCCCGCTCTTCTAGCGCGGTTATCCGTAGCTCTGTGTTGTTCGCGTGTACAATTTTCATCGCTGGTCCTCCATCAATGAGTAGAGTCGCTCTTCTGTGTACTGACACACGTTGTAGTACAGGTCGGTGTCGAACTTACCGACGTAGTTGCTACCATTCCAGACCTGATCATAATCGTCGCGCAGTTGCTCCAACATGCTATTGAAGTCCTTGTCCTTCTTCAGCGTGTTAAGGGCTTTTAGCGTGACCTGCGATGGGATTCCAAACCGCAGGATTAAATTGTGCCATACATCCATAGGCACAGCGTTGCCTATCTCACCACTGTAATCAGCGGTTAGTACAATCTCTCCCGGCAGCATCGGGTCTAGCTCCAGATAGGCGGGTTGTGGGAAACACTGCCCTTGGTATTGGTAGAACACAGGCTTTCGTTTCCTGTTCGGTGTTTTTATTTTCATCTTACTTTCTCCCCTGTATGTTTGCTTCCGGTGTTCTTCGGTAGTCCGTGTTTACTTGCCAGTGCGGATGCCCGCTCAACGTCTGCCACTCATCAGACCTATGCGCCAGCCCCTTATCGCGGAACTGCCAAAACTCCCACGGTTTATGCTCAAATGCAGCGTCCGCTGCATAGTCTGCCATTAATTCGGAATGTACATGCTTCATTTCAATCTCCTGTATGCGCCGCGAATTGCGGCAGTGCGTAGACTGCCAAGGACTGACAGGACCTGTCAACCCCCGGCAAGTGTGTTTTTTAGCATGTGCCACAGCACCTTGTCGGCAGGCCAGCTGTCGGCAGGCGGGAGGTCCACTCCGTCCCGGACTAAGTCAAGCACCTGATCCGAACGGTACAGAAGCCACGCCGCCCCTCTCAGGGTGGGCGCTTTAGGAGGGTGGTACTGGACAAGGATAAAGCATGGAACGCCCATCTTTCCGTGCGTCAGGTGGAAGGCAATTTGGTGAGGGCTCAGGGCAACTTTCTTCCCCCGCTTTACCACCTTCAGCTCCACTAGCACCAACCCCTCCCGCGCTATGGCAATCAAGCAATCCGGAATCCCAAGCCCCACCCGGGACTCAATCCTCGTTATCCTGCAGTCCTGCGGGAGGTTGTCCCTCAGGCGCTGATAAAGCAGGGTCTCCGGTTTCGCTGCCATCTTCTTCCCCTTCCCTTATGGCCTGCTCTACCTGCTCAGGCGTCAAATCGATTATGTTTCCCGCTCCCCCGTACACGTCCTTCAATCGCTCCAGCTCCTTCATGACTTCTTCTTTGCTCATGCTGTCGATGGTGCCATAGCGGACCTCTTTGCGTTCAACATAGATTGTCCCCAGTGCCTGTCCCCTGCGGAACTCAGCCTGCACTGCCGCTCCAAAGTTGCCCGCCTGCAGTGCTGCATCGCGAATACGCTGCAGGTCCCGCATATGTCTCTCATATGTCGTGCCGTACACCTCTGCCATTTCCTGCCGCTGCTCTTGAATGGCAGCAACAATATGCGCAGAGGTCTTGGGGTTGGTCAGCTCTACTGCCTTGGCCTTGGCTTTCAGTGGATCGTACCCGGCACGTATGGCAGCCTCCTTCAAGGTGATCTCCCCAAAGCTGGTGACAATCTCCTGAACAAAGCGCCACTCCTGCGCAGTCAGGGGCCTGTTCAGTGGTTTCTGCACTGGGGTCAGGAGTTTCTCCTTGGTTTTCTTCCAAGTTGACATCTTCCTGTCATTTGGGGAGCCCTTTAGCGCCTCCGGAATCTCGCTTCTTCGAACCATCTAAATTACTCTCCTGCAGATGTGTGTCCCCTCTTGGGACCTGTCGAAACGTATCGTAAATTTACTATCGTGCGTTCGGTTCCAGTAACCCACCATCTGGCGGCATGCAACCAGTTCTTCGTCCTCCAAAAGCTCCAGATAGTCCCCCCTTTTCATGTCCTTCAGCGGAAACCAAAGCCCTGACTTGGTAGCCGGCGTCTCCACCACAAAGTGCATTCTGCACTCGGGCCAACGCAGGTGGTGATTCTCTGTGTCATCGAAAACAGGCATCTTTGCTCCCCTATTTTATCCTTCTACAGACGTATGCCCCGGGGAACTCCCGGGATAGCCGGCAGGAGAACTCTGGGAAGGGTTTGCCCGGGCGGTGCTCCTCCCACTTGGTCTTCCACCTCAGGGTCCAGCGCCCCACGGCCTGCTGTACCTTGGCAAGCCTGTCTCCCTCCAGAGGAACAAGGAAGTAGTCCCCCACCTGCATCTTCTCCAATGGATACAATGTCTTAACTCCGTTCGTGCCCCATTCCACGGGCCATTCTTTGCACCGGTTTGTCCACTGGAACTTGCCCGGTTGGTCATACAGTAAAGGCATCTTTCCTCCGTCGTAATGCTTTTTCTATATAGGGTCAAAAAAGCTTGTTTCATGAAATTTATGATTATACGAAAACGCGCCGTGGTTAGAGAAGATGATAACTCCTCTCATTAATCTACATATTGTGTTCCCTACCACCCCTTAACCACAACTCACCCCTACATCACCTACTTTTTCACTGTTTCACTGTATGTAATACCTAAACCTTTGATTCACATACACTAAACACCACTCATTACACCTATCACACCAATTTCCACTTAGATTCAGTAATTTTACTAAACAAGCTTTTTCGTCCCTATAGCAAACAGAACTGTGATGATCTGTAGGGCACCCCGGGCCGCGAACCGCGAACCTTGCCCCTTTTCCCTTTCCCCGCCCTCCCCTCTGCGTTCCCCGCCAACCCATCCCCTTGCCCCACCAACCCATCCATTGCCCCCTTTGCGCCCCTTCCTGCCATTTTCTTCCCAACCCTTGGTCACCCAGCCACTTTCCCCCGATCCTTCCCAAAACGGCCCTTATCGAGCCCTAACGCACCCCCTCCCCTCAATGCACCCCTTTGTCGGGGAACATGACGGAGGGGGAGGGCTTTTTGTGCACGGTGACCACCTCATCGGAGTCCACGGTGAGGTTCCAGATGTCGCACAGGGCCGTGAGCAGCGTTCCGGCGTCCATCCCTCTGCTCTGGGCATCTTGAACCAAGCAGGTGGACAGCAGCAGCATGACGTGGGTGGGGTCGCACTCTTGCAGGAGCGCTTGCAGGCGGTAGTAGTCCTTGTCCAGCCGTTGGACGTTCAGTAGTACCTCGTCGTCCAATATCTTGTCTTTCGTGTCGTCAGTCACTGCAGTTCTCCGTCCTAAAAAGTCACCATGTATGTACAAATCGTATGAAAAAACCATGTAACAACAGCTATGAAACGATCACCTCAGCCTCTGTTTCTATCCAAACCCGTGCCCCACATGACAGGGGGTTGTCATTTCTGTACACCACCTTGCACGGACCGAGTATCTCCACGGCGTTGCAGGTGGTGTTGTCCTTGTACGTCTTGACGGTGAGCACGGGCAGCGAAGCGCCCTTGGCGTTCGCACGAATGTTGTGCTGGTTGACGTGGATACGCTTGATCACTCGGGTACCTCCTGCCCTGCCGGGGACTGTCGTTTACGCCCGCGGGCCACGGGCCGGCTATCCCCCTGCTCCTTGGGGCGATGCTTCACCTTGTTCCATCCGTAGATGTAGCTGGGGCTTTTACCTTTGAGGATTTCCCGGTCTTCCTTGTCCGGGACACTGCTGGGGATATGCTTCACTCGCCCCCTCCTTCCCCTGTAACAGGCTCAGACTTTAATGTGAGGGACGTGGCCCCGGCTGGGACCTGTTTGATCTTGCCGCCTGTGGCAAGGTACTGCTTGATCTGCTCTTCCAGCTTCTCGCGCTCATGGTTCTGCTTGTCGGGTGCGCGGCTCAGGTTGTAATAGTAGGTGTTGCTCCTCATTCGTCTTCTCCGTATTCCATCTGCAGTATCATCTGGCAATACTGGATCGCCTTGCGCACGTCCTCTGCCCCGTTCTTCTTGCGGTGCCGTGAGATATATTTCACCACGTTGCCGTCCATGTATGGCATCGCGTTCGCGTGGATGTATTCCACCGGCTGGATAGCCATGTCTTTGTAGTGACTGCCGCCGACTTGCGTTGTCAGTGCTGTCTCTTGGTTGGGTGAGTGTTCTTCGCAGTACCCTGATGCGTCTGTCCGTGAATTCAAACAACCGCCTACTTGGCAATAAACGTAGTGCATACCTTTCTCCGTAATAGTGATATTTTCATGGCTGCTCCTCCAGTGCGGCGATAAGGGCGTCTGCTAGGCCGACACTGTAGCGAGCCACGCCGTAGCC